CGGCGGGCGTCGTGATGCGCAAGAACAGTGGCTTGTGTGCGCCGATCCGTGTCTTGCTGGGAATCGGGGCCTTACGGATCGTCACTGCGCTTCGCCTCCCTGCGTTTCTTCGCGGCCGATGACGGCGGTGCCGAGGGCGATCCCGCAGGCGGTGGGGATGAGGGAGAGGATGCCGGCTGCGAGGTTACGCTCGTAGATGGCGAGGAGCATGGCGATGATGCCGTTGGTGACGGATGCGGCGGCGGCCAGGTGGTAGATGGTTGCGGCGGCCTTGGTGTAGGCGGGCACGTAGCGCATGGTTATTTTGTCCTTTGGTTGATTAGGAGGGTGGGGGCCGCCCCGCTGGCAGCCCGGCGGCCCCCACACGGGCGGGATTAGGCGACGGGCGGCGTCATCGCGGCGATCTTCCTAGCGGCGGCTTCGCGCAGGTCGTCGGTGCCGATTGTGACGTCCAGGGCATCGACGACCTTCGCCATCCTGTCGCGCTCCTGTCTGAGCGCTGCCTTTGCGGCGCGGATAGCCGCGTCGGTGTGGAGTCGCTCGACTTCTTCGTGGTCGATATCGGCGGCGAGGCTTTCCTCCTTGAGGAAGGCGCGCAGCCAGATCATGTCGTCGAGCTCAATGGTGAGCGTCACCGGGTTTTTGAGGTGCTTCGTGGTCATCATCGTCCGTTGCCTCCCAGGTAGCGGCGGTTGATGACATATCCGGCGGTGGCCAGCAAGGCGCCAAGGGCGAAAGACCCGAGGGCGACCGTGATGCCGTCGAGGGTCGCGCCGGTCTTGGCGAGGCGCTCCGTCGGTGCGGGGGCAGGCTGCGTGTCGGCCTTCGGTTCGGGCTTCGGGGTTGCGTGCGTGGGCACGGGCACCGGCTCGGTGGTCACGCGCGGTTCGGGCGTGGGGTCGGGGGTCGGCGTGGACTGGGGTTCGTCCGAGGGCTTCGGCGCCGAGGCGGTGGGCGTCGGTTCTGGCGTCGGCTCCGTAGACGGGGCCGGGGCGGGCTTCACGGTGCCGTCGCCGTCCGTGCCACCAGCGGCCTTCACCGTCGCGGTGGCCTCGAGAGACGCGCCGTTGATCGTCGCGCGGTTCGTGTACGTCGTGACGCCGTCGACGGGCTTGGTTGCGTCCGGGTAGGTCAAGCACGTGAGCGCTCCGGTCGGGGGCGTGAACGTCAGGGTGTGCTTCGTGGCGTCGAGCTTGCCGTCCGTCCACGACGTGGTCGCCGGGTCCCAGGTCGGGCCGGTGCTGCACTTCACCGCCGTGTGCAGCGTGTTCGTCTCATCCGTGATCGTGTACTCGGTGCCGGTGTCCACCTTCCACTGGATGCCCCACCCGATAGACCCGTCGCGGTTGGTGTACCCGAACTTCACGTTTTCGGGCCGGGCGTACTCGTAATGGGCCGGGCCCGAGCAGTCGTTGCTGCAGGTGCCGTTGCCGTCTTTGTCACCCCACACGAGGGTGCGGACGGCCTGCCCGTTCAGGGTGATCGAGGTCGATTCGGTGCCCACGGCCTTGTCGACGAGGCGTGCGCGGGCGTGGAACGTGCCGGACACGTCCTCCTTCGCGGCCCACGCTTCGGGCACCTCCGTCACCGTGCAGGTGAGCTGCGCCTGGTCGGCGACGCACTCACCAATACGGGTACCGTCGTCAAGCGTGAACGGAAAGTTCGCCAGCCAGTTGAAGCCGCCGTCGACGCTGCCAACGGTCAGGACAGATCCGGGCGTGAGGTGCGGGGTCTGCCAGGTGCCCTCGACGGTGACCTCACTCGAGGTCTGACGTGACGAGCTGGTGGCCTTGGTGACCTGCGCGGTGATCGGCGCGGGGGTGTCCGCGAGCGCGGGGGCCGCGGCGGCTGCGACGGCGAGGCCCATGGTGAGGCCGAGGCCAGCGATCGTGTACTTGGTGGTGGTGTTCATTGTTATGTCAGTCCGTTTCGGTGAGGGCGTTGATGCGTGCTTCCTGGATGAGGCGGCGCACCTTCTTGTCGGTGCAGGGGCGGGATGGGTGTTTGATCCACCAGGTGGTGGAGTTGAGCCATTCGATGTTTGTGAGGGTCACTGGCGGGCCTCCTCGTCGGCTTCGGCGTTGGCGGCCTGGTCGGCGTATTCGGCGTGGCTCTTCTCGAACAGGGCGATCATGACTTCGCCGGGGTGGTTGGCGACCATGAGGCCGGCGATCACCAGCGCGCGGATGCAGTCGGGGGCGATTGCCCAGGCGAGGCGGTGGCGGAGGCCGTGCCAGCCGTGGTGCCCGTACTTCAGTCGGTTGATCTCGTCCTTGTACTTCGCGGGGATGAGCATTTCGGTGGTCACTTGTCGGCCTCCTGATCGTGGTTGATGAGGTCGATCAGGTTACTGATCTCATCGATGGTGAGGATGAGGGCACCGGAGACGTGGTCGCGGGCCTTGGGGTGGACCGCCGTCATATCGATCATGCGCATTGCGTCGGTGGCGCGGGTCTGCTCTCGCAGGAGTGCGCCGCCGATGAGGGCTTTCTGGCGCTTGTTGAGCGTGGTACCGTTGATCTGCACGATCTTTGTCCTTTCATGTGGGGTCGTGCGTGGGTCTCGGACGGTGGCAGCCGTTCGGGGCCCGTTTTCTGTTGTGGGTTACGCAGCGTTGCGGGCTGCGCGGGTGGCGGCTGCCTTGCGGGCGGCCTGGCTGCGGTTGCTGCGCGGGGTGATCCTGCCTTCGCCGGGTTCGGCTGCGTGCCGGGCCTGGTATGCGGTGAGCGCGTCGGCTGGGATGCGCCACCCGGCCCGGCCCTTCTCGTTCCACGCGGCGATCTGGCCGTCACGGATGCGGCGGCGAACGGCGGCGGGGGAGAGGCGGAGCATCTCGGCGGCCTCGGCGAGGGTGAGGATCTGAGTCACGCGGCCTCGCCTCCGAAGTCAACGCGACTCGCCTGCATGATGACGACGCCGCTGCGCTCGTCCTTGATGGCGTAGCCGGCGGCGCTCGGTGCCACGTCGGCGTGGGCGATCTGATCGGCGCGCTGCATGAGGTCGGCGACCGTGGTCCCGAGGATCTCCGCGAGGCGGGTGAGCTCAGATACTGAGAAGTCGCCGTGCCCGTTGAGCTTTCTCGAAAACGTTTGTCGGCCAATCCCTAGCGCACGTGCGGCGGTGGCCTGAGTGAGGCCGTGATCTGCGACGCGCTCGCGGATTGCGGTCGTGAGTCCCTCCATGTTGGGCACCTCCTTACTTTGTACTTAGTTGTCTCAAAATCGAGACAATACAAGTATGTCCCTAATTTGAGACACATGCAAGCCTAGAGGGCTAGACGTGTCGCTATTTTGGGACTTAGAATGTTGACCATGGGACAAAAACCGCTGGAAATTGGCCATTTTGAGAGCAGCGTTGTCGCGCTCATCACATCTGCGAACGCGGCGCACGGAGGCACAATCAGGTCGCTAGCCGCCGCCTCGGGCATCTCGCGCGCCCGCGTTGACCGCATCCTGCGCGGCGTCTCATCGATGACGGCGACAGACCTACAGAGGATCTGCGACGCGCTCGGACTTGTCCCCTGGAAGCTCGCTCTAGCCGCCGAAACGGGGCGTACCTATGAGGAGGTTGTCGCCGACCTCGACGGCGCGCCCGTGGCTTGACAGGCGCGCCGCGAAAACGCCGGGAATATAGCGAAGCCCCCGCCGGGGCGCTTGCCCGGCGGGGGCTGTGTGCAGTTAGGAGGCCCGTGCGCGCGGGCAAGCCCCGGGGCCGACCCGGGTTCAATATGTATGCACGCGCTCATCGTAGCACGTGCGTCCCGCATTAGGGACAAAGAAGCCGCCGTCCCTGCAATGGCATTCCCGACCATTTGCAGAGACGGCGGGGTTTGCGCATGTGAGGCCAGCGCAGGTGGCCGGGTCTCTCGCGTCGGGGCGCGGTTTACCCAAGAGAGAACCGCGCAGCTACCCGAAGATACCGCACGATCTGTTACGCCCATTCTACCAGTGGCCGCCCACATCTGCGTACAGGAGAGCCGCCCCTACACCGTGAGAGACCCGGTCGCGGTATGGGGGCGGGATCTGCGCATTGGTAGCCCGCGCATGGGCCGGGGCCGCACGGCCATGAACCGCGCTACTCCTAAACGGTCAGGGGTCACCCCGCGTCGGGCCGGGGCCTGCAGTGCCTAACCTCGATATGGCCCCGGTCATTTGTGCGTGAAAACAGAGGCCCGACCGAGGATCTGTTGCCCCTATTCTACCTCGGCACGCCCACAACTGCGTCCCCCACACGCTGCCCGTGCGCGAGGCAAGGTGTCAAGACAATAGCCCGCGAGCGCAGCGCCCCGCGACCCCGATTTTAGGTGCGTGTCACGTGACACGCGCACAACGTCACGCAACGGCGTTTTAGACCCATTCAAGGCCAGTCAGAAAA